ATATTCCGCATATCTTGGGCGATGTCACTTTCACGATCACTGCCATTAACTGCCCCTGAATCTGTATTGCTATGCCCTGCTGTGATAGTTATTATCTTGCTCACTGATCACCACCCTTACCGCTAATAATCGCAACAAATGCCGATTTAATTTCTGCAATCACTTCAGACATTGATTTGCCTTTGAGCAAAGCAATCGATTGATATGCAATACCAATAAATAGCAATCCGAATACAGCAAACATCAACATAATGAAACCTTGGAACATTGTTGATGCTTTTAGATAGCCGTAATGCTCTATAAATGCCGATCCACCGTATAAACTCACAGTGACACTACATACAAACTTCGTTATTACCCCTGCTGATACCTGAATTTTACCGTTCTTATCAATATCTCCACTCAACACAAGAGCAAGAATTGCCCCAATAACTGCTGGAAAGATTTTTAGTACCCACGGGATTGTGTTTTCTTGCATGGTTTCACCTAATTTTTAATAATAAAAAAGCCTTAGCTGATTTAAAGCTAAGGCTTATTCTTGTTTGTTGTGTATAAGAAAGAATTTAGGTTTTACTGACAGCTTTAAGTGTATTAAACAATTGTACCAGTTGCATCAACCCAAGTACCACCATTCCACCAGATTGGTTTTCCAGCAGCGGCAAGAGTGTTGTCAAAATATTGAACACCCACATCACTACTTGTTAAACCTGTTGGGCGTTGTGCTGTTGTTCCACGCCCTGTATACCACGCTGTTGCTACCCATGTGCCTGGCGTTCCGTCTGCAACACAAGTCCATTCTGTTACTACAGAATTTGTTGTGTTTGGGTTTGTACGCATCACTTTATCGCCAGCCGAGAATGTGCCAGTTGTAGGTATAGCCGCAGCACGAATCATTTTACGAACAATGTTTGTACTTGATGCTTGTAATATATCACCATGACTAATTTCACCTGTTGCAGCATCAAGACGGATACTCTCTGTTGATGTACCATCACCCTTATAAAGCGTTAAACGTCTTGCACCAGTCGTATTTGTATTTAAAAACATACGGAAACTTGTATTCGAGCTTCCGCTGATTAGTTCGGGATCGTAGTCTAAATTTGTACTTGCTGTTAAGTATGTTGATTTGAATTTAGCACCACCGAAACGCAAATCTCCTGTAGTTTGTGATGATTCAATGCGAGTATCTAATACCGTACCAACTTTGCTTAAATCTTGAACGTTGACTGTAGTTGTTGTTGCGTATGTTGTGTTCATACGCTGTGTGTTTGTACCAAGCGATGTTATATTAAACCCAATTGGTGCGTTTTCCATGTGTGTGCCAATAAACACGTTATTTCCTGTGTCTACATAGATATGACAGTCTGTATTTTCTTCAAAGTCTGTTCCAATAATTAAGTTTCCTGAGCTTGATGTTGTGAACTCAGCACCTCGATACGACCCCCCTGCTTTACCTCCGAAAATCTGATTAGCGTTCGCCCCACGTACAAACTTAAATGCCGCCCCACCAGTACCCGATGCAAAAGCACGTGGAATATTTAACTTATTGAAATAGCATTGTTTTGAAGTATCTGAATCGAATAGAAATGCACCGCCATCCGCTGATGCACAATTTGCAGCGCACTGATCAACAAATGAATATGATGTGTTATATAACCATAATGCAGATGGGGCAAAACTTAATGCGTTGAAATAAATACCAACAGGATTAAAACCGTATGTTGTAGACGATGGTGTTTTTGGTTCAGCAACCGACGTTGCGCTTGCAGTCAATCGAATCTCAGTGCCAAGCCCCAAGACATCAATACCACCACAACCAACCCAACGCTGACCGCCATAGTATTTAAGCGGCTTATTGATAAGATATGTATTTTGTGCAGTTTGATTAAATAATACATCTCCACCTTTTCCTACAAAATCTATTGCGGCTTGACATGCAGCCCAATCTATCGAATCAGATAAACCTGTAATGTGTGGATAATCGATTTGCATTGCAGCCAAAGTAGGATAATAAATTTTACTCCCTACAACAGTCCACTCGTTAACAGTATGATTTGTTCCATCACCAATGGCTCCAAAATCTTTAACAGACACTTGCTCTGCATTTTTTTCAGCTTGAGTTCGATTTCTATAGTAAATTGAATCTGATGTATTAACCGCCAACACCCACTCATTATCAGCCAAATCATATTTAAAAGTTGCCACATCTTTTACATAAACTGTTCTACCATCCCATTTTGTTAAATTATCAAGATCTGATAGTTGATCTACAGTTGTTATTGCCAAAGCACTTACAGCGCCATTTGCAATAGCTTCATCTAACATTGCGTCGACGTTTGACTTTAAGTTTAGAATATTACTTAAAAACTCCTCCCTAGTTTCCTCATTCAATGAATTAACATAATCGTTTAAACTCTTAACATCATTATTAACAAGCCAATTTAATACCCCAACCTCTTGCAACTTTCTCCATATATTATCTAAATCAGCGTTAATAGCTGTTGGTCTAAATGAGTTATCAAATGTTTGAAATTCTGTGGAACGTGAATTAGGTGATTCTCTCCGTATCTTTACAACTACCCCGTTTGAAGGTGGTATTGTGAAAACCACAGAATCATTATTAAAATCTAAATACCAGCTTCCAACACTAGCTTCCATATCATCTAGCAAGATGATTAAGTGATCTTGTTCTAAAACATCAAAACCTAGTGGGAAAATACTAGTAGTACCATTAGCTGTGTATTCTTTATATGGTATCTGTTCAGGAACTGCCATTTCATCACCCTAATTATTAAAGTCCAAAGTGGCTTCATGCACACCACCGTTAGTTCTCCAATTAGGACTTTCTTTATATTCTTCTTTGTTGTGTATTTTACCAACGCGCTCAGGTGAGTCTGTTATAGCTCTGGCAAGTGAATCAAGATGATCATCTTCTTGATCAGACAATGCTGGATTAAATCGCTGCATTTGCTTGTATTGTTTAGATGTGTTCTCACCATCTGGTGTATCAATTACAGATACATGCACCCACAGCATTCCAGAAACTAATGGTCCTTCTAGTGCTTCAAGGATACGTTTGTTTTTGGACTGGGTAGAATGCTGTTCACTTACACCACAACGAATCTTACGTTTTTTCAATGCGCCTTTCAGTGATGCTGGTGCAAAGTTACCAATACCGTTTGTCTCTATCGTAACTTTGGGAATATTAAATTCTTCAATCAAATCGCAAAGCTGCCACACCTGACCGCCCATAATGTTGCCATGGTCATCGGTTTTAACAACTTCGCCAGTCAATTCAATCGAACGATGCCAATACTTATTTCCAAGATCATCATGCAACACCAGCTCAACTGCCGATGTATCTGATTTTAGTTTTCCTGATGATGGGTCCCAACTACAAGTCATTCCAACAACCTGACGTTCACCAAGCATCATGATGTAACGACCATTTGCACGGCGTAAAATCGGCTCTACATCATATGGGATTAATTTATCTGGGTTCAATCTCACATCCCCCACAGGTTTAGCATGTAATTGATATTGTGAATCCCATTCGTTTAGCGTTCGGCATTTACGTCTACGCTTTTGCATCTCTTTAGATGTAAATCGCTCTGGCCATAATGCTTCGCTATAAATATCAACTAGAGGATGCGATTCATCAAAACTTATGAAATAGCCATTTCCTTGCTTTGAAACTTTATAATCTTGATCTTCAATAAGGAGTTTTGACCGCCGACCAATGCCACTAAAAATATAGATTGGCTTGAAATCAACAACGGCTTGTATTGCCTGTTCTAGCCTTTTCTCATTTTCAAACATTTTAAAAACAAGGCACTTTGAATCAGGATTGAGCATGATTTCTGAATATAGAGAATCATGTGTATGTGGTGTGCCTACATAAAGTTCCTGTCCACCCGGTATTAAAATAAATGTCTGCTCACCAAGACGATAACGAAGTTTTTCACGTGCTTCAGGTGTACCAATATTACCTGGTACTTCCACATCATCATTTTGGATTTCATTGGCACGTGAACCTGTTACGTTCGACATAATTCCACGCGCATGTATAGAACCATGACGCACATCATTAGAACCAGTTACCCACCACTTTTGAGTCTCACCACGTTCTTTTTTAATGTTGAATAATTGGCAAAGCGGATGCCGTTCTAATACTTGCTCTGTACCACGACTGACCTTGTAAGCATCTGGATCGGTTGCACCTTGGTGTAAAATCAAGTGGTTTGGATTGTTATAAAGCTTCCATGCATTATAAATATCAAGAATGGTCGATTTGCCATGTCCACGAGGCATCATCAAAAGACCAAGCGAGCCGTAATCTTCCAGAAAATCACAGACATCTAAATGAAAATCAGGAACTACCCAATTCAGCGTTTCAGCATAAACAAGGTAGAACGCAGCAAAGCTTACTTTTATCATTAGCTTGGACGCTGTTTGCGTTCCTCAAGCTTTTTGGCAACTGACTCTAAAAGCTTGGCTGCCTGCATCTCAGGCGTGACTTTTCGATCATTCGGATCACCAACGGACAGCTCATCATCATTGAGAATGCGCTTTAATTTCTCCATGCATGTAAGAGCTTCTTTAGCACCTTTATAAAGCCAAACTTTATCGCCGCGCCCCTCTTTATCAAACAAGTCTTTGCCGTAAGCTTCTGTCATTAAATCAACCGCATCGGTTGCAGCCATTTCTAGTGACAGCTCTAATTTCTCTTTGGTTTCAGGCTTTAAGTGACAGACCTTTTTCTTTTCTGTAGACATATAAAAACCCTCGTATATTGTTGATATATACGAGGGTTTGTGGTGCGTTTTGTTGGGTGAATTACTACTGTATTGTTTTTTCAAAATCAGGGGCTTGAACATCGTCAATGTCATCACCCCACCATTGCGTACGCCCTTGCTCTCGTTCCGCTTTCCTTAAAAGTTTTTCACGGTATCCTGGTGCGATGCTATCCTGAATCTCATCAAAAAACATTTTATTTACTGCTGCTTTTGTATACCACAAGTTTTGTGCTGGTATCTTACCCTTTACTAACTTAAAGGCTTCGTTCGCTGCATTGGTATCCTTGCCTTTATACCATTGCATAGCATTACCAACTGTTGCCCCAGCCAAAGACTCAACATCTTTACCAATTGGACCTGTCATAAAGTCACCAATACCGCGACCAGTTGGGTCTGTTCCTGCAACTACAATATCACCAAGAACTGACAAACCGCCGCCTTGCACTACCGATCTACCAAAAAACTTCATAGCCTTTTGTGGGTCGTCACTATCCCACATGGTTTGCGGATCATTGCCATTTGCCAATTCTTTTAGCTGTACTACTAAAGCACCCAATATCGTTGTCATAAAGAAAAGTGACATGCCGTATGCAGCCTTGCCCTTGACACCATCTTGAGCAAATGTACGACTGCCATGTCGCATAAGGAATGAGGTTGGGAATGATTTAAACTGTGTGATAGAACGCCAGAACTCACCTACTACACTTCCTCTTTTCGTATTGCCCAACAACCATGTGCGTTCTCTCAAGCCTGCTTCGATAACCGCCATGCCCTGCTCATCTAAAATATGAGTCTGGAACTGTGTAGCAACTTCATCACGTATTTTTTTTGCCAAGCCTTTTTTACGACTATCCACACTATTGTTAAGTCGATCAACAACATGTTTTCTGCGTTGTTGACGCTCGTCAACTTTTGTCTGGTATTGAGAAAACTCATCATCTAAATGCATGACTTTTTTATCAAGCTCATTAAATTTCTGGTTAATAGCTTTATTAGCTTCACTATCTGTCTTGCGCATATTAGCTCGCATTTCAGTTATACGACGTTCCGCGCTTCCTAGTCTGCGACCAATATTCTCACCATTTTGATAATCTCTACGAGTATTTCGCTCTAAGGAATTATCAATTTTTTGATCTGTCTTTTGCTTGATCTTTGTTTGCGTTGTTGCTTTCTTTATTTCAAACTCTGTTTTCAAACGATCTTGTTTTAATGAGATAATCTCTTTTAAAGAATTTAATGCATCAACCTGTTTTGCAGCAATTACATCTCTACGGCTTGCATAACGATTTAAGCGTTCAGATAATTTATCTTCATAAATTGAAAGTTTTTCTTTAGATAACTTTGTTTTACCATCAAGTAATTCAGTAAAATCTTTGAACTTGTTTTGAATATCCTTTTCAAAAGTTTTGATTTTTTCATTAAGATTTTTAGTCTGAGCTGCAACTTTGTTGTCCAATGCCTCAAGATTGCGACCTAGCTTTTCTGCATTCGCAGCAATATTATCAATCGTTCGCCCTTGAGTAATATCGTCAATAAAACTTTTTAAATCATCCTTGCTATTCATATTGCGGATATGGGTATTCATGTCGGCTTGTGCTGCTGCATATTCTTTTTGTGCATCAATTAAATCGATACGATCTTGTAATGCTTGCTTTTCAGCCTGTGCTTTGCTGTCTTTGCGGTTAGCATAATCTAAAAGACGTTGCGATAATTGCCGTTTAATATCGTCAGTACGTTGTGCTTTATTAGCAATGCGCTGATCATCTATAAGATTGGCATCATTTAAATTTTTAATCTGGCTTTGAATATCATTCATCAATGCTTTGGTGTCAGCATCCATTGCAGCAAGCAATTTGTCATCTGGAATCGCATAGATCGAACGTGCCGACATTAATTGATTTCCTTTGCGATCAACAATTGGATCAGCAAGGCGCATAACTTCCCAAGCACGTTCATTGATGCCTGTACCCTCCATTAATTCTCTGTCATGGGCATCTAAATCATTCCACGCTTTAGAACGTGTCATTTCGCCGTACTTGGACATGAGAATCTTAGAGAACCCAGTTTTTGAAGCTGCTGTTAAAGCATTCAGTCCAGAAACACGCATGACTTGAGCCGCAACACTATTAGAGACTCGTGCATATTTTTCTGACTTACCATGTACCGATGTAAGCCCATCATCTGCCCAACGGTTAATAGAGCCTAACATTTCCTCTGTGGCTAAACCTAAGCTACGTGCTAAATCACGATCTGCACGATTTTTAGGATTTAACTGAGTAACTAGCTCGCCAAAAGTTTTCCAGTACGAAATGCCATGCATTGACGCAGTTCTAGCTATCATTGCCTGATCTGTAAAGGATGTAATCGTTGTTCCACCCAACATAGCTGCAACATTCATAGAGCGATATGCTAAGCCTAGATTTGCCAAAACCTGTGATTGTGGTGTATTTCCACCTACCAACTCATCAAACATGATCTGAGAACGTTTAAGACTAGAATCTATATCTGATTTTAGCACTTCATTTTCCCAATCCTTTTTTTTAGCTGCATCCATGAGAACTTTCATAGCCATTTTGGGATTGCTGCCAAGGGATTCAACCAGTGCAATATCTCTAGACATGGTTGCTATGTGTGCTTCAATTAAATCTACAAACTGAGCGCCGCCATATTTGCTTTGATATTCCATCCATGCGTCTGCATCTTTGAAATGTAGAACACGGCTTTCGCTATGCTTGTTTGTGACTTTCGATGTGCCTTGATGAGATGATTTGCCTATTTCTGTTTTATTTGCACCATCACTCACAATGGTATCGAATGAATATTCTAACAATTCTTTGATTTGATTATCTGAGTACAGCGAACCATCTTCATTGACGTATTTATTGCGGTCAATTGTCTGTGTTGCATCATTTACCCATTGCTGTTTGCCTGCTACCGCTAATTTTTCAGCATTGTGTGATTGTGGTATACCCCAGTCATCAAGCTTTCCTATATCGCCGCCGTTACGGTTAAAACGATCTCGCATATTTTCAAAAACATCACCCATTTTATCTGAGATTTGCTTAGCCAATGTGTCGCCTGAGCTTTTTCCGAATCGCTCTTGAACGATATTTCTAACAAGGTTTTGATCTACAAAAACGCCTAAACCACCCTTTACATTGGTGTAAAAATCTGTGAGTTCACCACGATAAATATTAGCAATGGCTTTTGCTTTGGTTGCTATTGATTGAACGCCTGACATATCACCATGTGCAGCAATCATACGGTCTATCACTTCACTTGCTGGCAAGGTTGGGTGATCTAATTCCGCAATATTTTTGGTTTGTTTAAGCACATCATCAACAAGGATTTGTTTTTTACGTTGTAATTGCGCTTGAATATCCAAAGCCACTTGTTCTGCTGCTTCTTTTAGTCGCTCTGAATCACTCATATTGTGCCAACGTTGGCGGTCTTTACGTGCAATGTTCTTTTTAGCCTCAATCACACGTTGTTCAATGTTCTTGATTTCTTGTTGATTAAGCGTTGATTTGCCCAAGGCTTGTGCCACAGCTTGAATGCATTGCGGTCTCATGAATTATTCTCCAAACTGTAAAGCGCAACTAATAGCTGCTTGTGTTGCTGTATTATCTAGCTCTGCCTGCTTTGCATCCATTTCTAATTCAGATACAAGTTGATGCAAAGGAACTTCCGTTTCGACTTCTACACCCTCATCACTGACACGTTTTACAGCAACCATCTGGTTAGGGTTTTCGTTTAGCACATTCATAAAAGCTATATCATCTGGTGTATCTGCAAACAATGAACCTTGGCGTGGGTCGCCCATAGCATCGACTTCATCAATTTTTGATTTAATGTGGTCATTGATTGCTTTTGAGCTACGGTTGTTATCGTTAAAGACTTTTAAGAAATCTTTAGCCCCAGTTGATAAACCGTCATCGATTAACTGACCTTGGCTTAGATAATCATCTACACGTAAACCATTCGCTTTTAAATCGCTAAGTTTTTGTGCGGCAGCGGCTAAGTCCTTTGCAATTGTATTTACATGCCGCCCCCCCTGTTTGACCAGATCAGCTAATTGTGCCAATTGTGGTGCAGAACGTAAAAGCGCATTTAAAACCGTTTTACCTTCCTCACCAATGTTTTCTGATAATCGTGCAACAAGGTTAGAGTCACCGTATGCTTGACTTGCAAGTGCTGTTTCAATACGATTCTTACCATCTTGGGATAATCTACCTTCACCAGTTATAGCAGTCGCTCTCTCAGATTGTGGCAACTGGTCTACGAAAGCACGAACATAATCCATGCTCCCATCGAGGTTGATATTTCCATCTGAATTAAGGCGCAATAGACTTGCATCGGGCAAACGATTTACATCACTTTTCGCACGTTCTGAAGCACTCATTTGTGCCACATCGCTTTCATTGGCAAGCCTTGTGAATGCTGGGCGGTCAACTTCACTTAATCGGGTACGCACTAAAACAGGATTATTAATTCCTGAAATATCCCACCCTCGATCCGTGGCAAAATCGTTTACATATTGGCGGTAAGCTTCGGCTTTACCATCTGAATAAGCTTTTCCAATCGCCATAATACGACCATTGCCCGACTCAACAACATTATCTAAACCTGTGATTGGTGAACCATCCGAAAGCTTATGTGACTCTCCAAGCAATTCAGGTTTTAGATCATCTGCCATGCGTTCGATCTGTTGGCGTGATGCTTCTCTTGTGCGGTCTCGTGGTTGTAGTTCTGCTGGATAGTGTGGATTTACGCCGTATAGAGCATCGTTTGATGTAATGAGGTCATTTAAATCACGAACTTCATAGCTCAGATCATAACTTGAACCATCCATACCATAAGCTGTGGTGGTATGCTCACCGCCATAACGTGAGCTGACCGTGTTCCACTTCTTGCCCCACTTATCAATCGCCTGACCTACTGTCATTCCAGACATGCCATTATTATTTACGATTGCTTCTGCATTATCCTTATCATATTTACGGACAACATCAATCAGCTTGGCGTTTGGATCAGCTTTTAAAACATGAACTGCACCCGATGGACCGAGCAAATGACCTAAATATTGCTCATGCGCTACTGGTGCACGTCCTATATTCTGTGCAATATAATTATTTGCCTGTTTGATGTGTTTCAATCCAATACGGATTTGCTCATCAACGTTTGATCTATCTTTACCGCCAAGGTCAATCCATGTTTTATCTAATACTTGGAATAAACCATGCGCTGTAGAGTCTGGGTTTTTAGCTGAATGACTAAATTTACTTTCCATTTGTGCAATCGTTAAAGCAACACTTGGATCAATACCATCTTTACTTGCTTGATTTGCAATTAACTTGGCGTTGCTTGGTAAAGCAGATGATTCAAAGTCCACTGTGCGTTTTGGTGTTTTGTTTGGTGTGCTATTTTTATTTCTTTCTCTAGCCTCTCTAAAAGCCTGCCCTTCATCAGTACGTACAGCCCCATGTTTAGCGTCTAGTGTTGGAATCTTTCCACCCATTTCCTCGGCTAAATCATATAGAGCTGTTGCTATACCTTTCCGTCGATGTTCTTTAATCACGTGAATTGAAGGATTGTATCTATCACCATTTAGCTCTTCAATACTGGTATACCCCAAAGCACCTATCAATGTTCCATTCTTATTTACTGCATAAATAGTGTGACTTCCCTCCCCATTTGATGGGTCATTAACTCGAATGAGTTTAATTTTCTCCCCATCTTTTAAACTAATCTCCTGCCCATGTCCCTGCTCAAGTAGTTTGCTTGCAATAATTGTGTTTCTTTCCCAATAGTTAAGCTCTTTAAGATCAGCTTCGTATTCTGAAATATTGATTTCCTTAAAACCATCAGCTGCTTGATGTGGAACATCAACAGGCTGACCAGTTCTAATCTGCTCTGCGGCTACATCCAAATTCTGATAGTGCTGGTTTTGCTGTATTGGATCAACCGTTTGAACTGGTGATAATGTGCTATCAAAATCAAGCTCATTACGAACTAAGGCTTCATTAATTACATCACTACGAACATCGGGATTGTCTGAGACTCTTGTTATTTCTGCATTTACTTCTTGAGAGAGTTTTGCATTGTGATGAGAAATACCTCTTGCTGCACCAAATAACAATGTATTTAAAACCAAATCAGTCAAAACAGTTTCTTTGGTTACTTCAAACGGAATTGCTTGCTTATCATAGCCTGCGTCTTTTAATACCTCACCGCTTGTAAATTGCATCCCTGTAAGTAGACCAGTTGCGCCACCAATAGAAATAACTCCATCCTTAACGACACCACCAGCACCTTTAAAACCATAACTTAGCGGTAATGCTGTTGCTGCTGCATCACCAGCCGCATTAACTCCTGCAACTTGCAAAGCCGTGTAATTATCTACACCCTCATGAGTTAATTTATTATATTGATATGTACCTGTTGAACCACCTGTTAGTGTTGCTGCACCAGCTACACCGCCAAATGCACCACCAGTAAAACCACGCCAAATATAATCACCTAAACCGACACCAATATTCCCAACCAAGCCAGTGTGTTCACGATCTTCCAAGGCTTCGATTCCCTGAAATACCAAGTCATCACGCTGTTTAACTGCTTTTGCTCGATAATCTTTAAATGATGGCAAATCTTCATCATTTGTTAAAGCATCATAAGCATAACTAGCAGCATCCCCTGCATAGTCTAGCGGACGAGCTAAAGTATCAGCGACCTTAATAAACCCAACGCCTGCACCACGAATGGGAGAATCAGCCGCACCAGCAAACAAACCAACTTCTTTTGTTGGCTTGCCTGGCATCCCTTTGTTTTGCAATTCTTCTACAGACTGCTGCTCATCATCCGAAAAAGTATCTAACCAACTCATTATTTAGTTACTCCATTCATTTTGATGCGCCATACTGCATTCTTTATGATTAAAGGCTGACCACGCTCATTGATAAGATCGTACTGAATATCACCTGTTGCTGTTGGCTTGCCCTGTCGTAAACGTAAGCTTTCTAAATCAGCAACGTCTATGCCTGTTTGCTTTGAGATGGTTGCATACCCTTTGCTTAAACGACCCTCAAAAGCATCGTCATCCATCCCGTAAGGCTTAGATACTTTCCAATCTTGGTATTTTCCGCCCAAGTAGTTTTTGAAATTTCCGCTTTGGTCATATATGCCACCAGTTGTCATGCCCAAAGCTGTTTTGGCAATATCGGCATTAGGTGATTCATCTGCTTTGGCGTGACTCATGCCGCGAGTTACCATTGTGTCTGCATACACTGCTTTAAATACTTCATAAGCATCATTTGCAGTCGTACCTGTGACTGTTTGACCCACATAATCGTTAAATGCTGCCCTCATATTTGCATCTTTTGGCATAGTGAGTTGTTTGTTTTTTAGTAATTGAGTACCTGAAATAATAGAAGTTGCTAAATCTCGACCCTCAGTAGACTTAAAATTATTTAATCGTGCTGTACCAGCCGCAACATAATTAAGTGAACCACCACCCAATTGTTTTAGAGTCTCTTGCCAAAGCTGCTTACCGCCAGCAATACCCTTTGTTTGACCAATCATGTTGCCAATAAAATTAAGCTTTTGGTCAGCACTTGATTTATCAAAAGTATCTATAGCTTGTGGCAAAACATCACTGGAAATTGGCTTAATAGATACATTTGCATCCTTAGCTTTCATTGCGAGTTGATAAGTTCCAATCTCAATGACATTCTTGGCAAATCCCTGTGGATTCATCTTCATTTCAATTGGATTAAGCTCAGGCAATTGAATGCCTGCTTCAGCTAATAATTGATTTGGATTGTCTTTCGCTATTTGTAATTTTTGATTGTAAATATTTTGGTAAACACCCATGACTTTTTGCTCACGCACAGCATTTGCTGTGGTGGAATTTTTCATATTTGCTTTTTGTGCATTCAGCATTTTTAACTGATCTGCTGTACTTAACTTTGAGAATTGTTGAAAATTCTTGGATTGACCAATATAGAAATCAAAATCCTCTTGGTGCGGTGTACCTTGCACTGCCGTCCGAACATTCTCAATATAGCTAGAATCTAAATCACGACCAGTTAAAACGGATTGCTGGAACTCAGTAAAAACCTTATTTGATTCACTCACACGTTTGTTTTCAACGATCTGTTGGCGTTGTTGCAATGTATGAATTTTGCTTGAAATTGACGCTTGGTAGTCTTGTACTTGACCGCCGTTAAGATATGGGTATTTACCCTCGCTTAATTCAGTTGAAAGCTTGGATAAATCATCTGTATTAGACGTATCAATTGCCGAAACAATACGTCCATCTATATCAATTTTATTGGATTCAGTTCTTAATTTTTGACGATAATTTGCCTTATCTGCTTCTGACACAGGTGCATTATCAAGATATGAATTAAGATAGGCTTCTCGTTTCTCGGTTGGCAAACGAGTGGCAATACTAAAAGCACGATCAAGAAGATTGACACTCTTTTGCTCATCGGCTTTTAGCTGAAGCGGTAAAAACCCAGCACCTTGACGACCAACAGCACTATCAATTTGCGCTTTATATTGATGTTGCACATGCATGGGCAATGAAGCTGAAAGCTCTTTATACTGCTCATCTGACCAAGTTTTTAATTCTTCACTTGCCTGCTGATTAGTTTTAGCTCCGTTGGCAACATCATTACGAAGTAAAGTGGTTTGTTCATTAAACTTAGATGAAAGAAAATCATCAACTTTAAGTTGCCCTTCTTTTTCAGCCAAATCATTGTTGTATAGTTCTAACTTTTTTGCCTGTACCTCTTTTTCATTCTGCTGCTGATTAATCTGATCAGCAATTTGACCAACATTGTTAAGTGTATTTGCGATCATTTGACCGCTTTGGTCTTTAGGCATCTGGATACGCTGAACCTGTGGCATAGCATTACCAAAATTACCCATTGGGATTCTAGCCATTATTTCCAACCCCCGCTCACTTTTCCGTACCCCGAAGCACCAACGGAAATTGTATCTAATGCCCCAGTTGCTAAAGCAGTATTCGCATTTTTACGATGAACACTCGCCTCGGCTTTTAATCGCTGTGATGAATTAAATCCGCTAATCTCAGACATAGCGGCATCATAATTCCCTGCCTGCTCAATGGAATCATTGATATTTATTGCTGTGCCTTCGTTTACAGATAATCCGTTTTCTGCTGCGGCTGCTCTTGCTGCCGACTGGGCTTTCTTTTTCTCTCTACGAATACGTTCAGCTTCAACACGACCTTGCCCTTTTACCGCTTCTGCATCTGCATTGGCTTGGTCTGCTTGATATTTGTTATCTTTATAGCCGTTATATGCTTGTAAAGCTGTGCTTGCGACACTTGCAACGGCGGCAATTACTGGTAAAGCTGCCATAACTTTTAGATCTCCATTTCAAGAAATGCACCAACTACAGAGAACCCAAGTGATGTATAAAGATCGATACAGTGTTTTGTATTCACCATTGTTGCAGTACCGCAGTTGATTCGATCTGCACCCATCTCTTTTGCCCAAAAAATAAAGGTCTCTACTAATAGTTTTGCAACACCACTGCTACGGAATTTAGGCATTACATACATGACATAATCGAAAGCAAGTTTATGATCTGACTGCCAATCAGTTGTAATACCACCTACAAAACCACCAACAATTTGACCGTCCTGCACAGCAAGAAAAATAACGCCATTACCATCCAGCAACCATTTAAAATGCCGTGCTGCCTTGTCTGGGTCAAAACCACGTTGCTTAAAAGTTGGTGACTCATGAATAAATGCCGCGCCCATCTTCACTAAAATTGGAATATCTTCATTACTTGCTACACGAATTTTCATGCTTATTTCTCATTTATTGACATTTGCATGGTTATAGCTTGCATGTGAAAAGGTAATGGTTTGTTGTGTGAAATCTTAATCGGTGTTTTGTGCAAGTCCTCCCAACTACCACCTTCTTCTAAGTGATAACCCGTATATGGTTGTTGTGGCCCTAATAAATTATCTTCATAGGTGAAAGTTTCGATTAGCTCGCCGTTTATTTCTGGTGCAATGGTCTTATTAAAGAAAAAGCCAACTCTGTCAATTTTTGCTTTAAACATCATTGTTGACATAGGTGCTTGGCTTAACTCAGGTGGGAATAGTTCCGCTACACATTCAAATAAACTGCCAAAATTAACCGTTTTTCCTGTCATATCTGGGATATGTAGATGCGTTCCGTTTTTAGAAAAAGTCACTGAAGAAAATGAGCCGTTAATTTCTTCATACATAGCTAGATTGTCTAGGTAAATGAAATTTGAATTATCTATATTTTCACTGGTTAGTGTTTCTTGACGTTGTGAATCCAAAAGCGCATCAAAAGATATTTTCTCAAGACAATGCAAACCATTTCTATTTATTAGCATGAAGCATAAATCTGACCCTAGCTCAGTTGGAACAGAACAAATGCTTTTAACAATTCCACCAAAATCATGTTGTGACCAAGCTAAGATTTCTTGATCTCGGCTGAATGTGATTGATGCTACTTTCCCATCACCCAATACACACCACACAAGGCTTTCAGGCTCTTGCTGATAGCAGATTTCACTAATTCCGCCGTGCGTCTCACCGATATGGGATGATAATGCGCTGATTTCTGGTGACACCAATCCATCCACTTCATAGCGATACGACAATGCCCGTAAACGCTCACCACCACGCTGAATGAATAAAAGCTCATTCCCCACACGACACGGCCGTGTTACAGGATATGCACCGTATGCAGTATGTTCATTAATATTTACAGTTGTTGGGGTCAGTACGCCGTCAGAATCGACCATGTACTCGCCGCCTGACGTGAGGCAGACTACACCGCGCTGGGCTTCCAAGAATAAAATACTGTTGGCAAGGCCTGATGCAGATACAATACTGAAAGCATCCCCATCCTCCGTAGTTTCAAGGAAGTTACCATTACCCCCAACGGCACTAAACCATATCTTGTTCGGGGCTTTTTTAGTGTTGGCCAAGACAAGTCGCTGCTTAAAATAGGTACAGCAACGTGGATAACCATCGGTGGCATTAAAGACAGGTGATAATATGGACCAAGAGCGCTCTATTGCCTGCACATCTGAATCAAGCTTGACGATGATTTCACCATTGACCTGATTAGTATTAACAAATTCAGTGATCTTGATGATTCCACCATTCACACTAATATATTTACCTATATCATCGGCAACAAACCCCCCTGCTGCGGCTGTCACCTCCACCCAGTATGAGGGCGAAATATCTGGCTGCTGCCCTGTTCCATCCTTGGTTGCCTGATAGATTTTTCCTGAATACTGAATCACATCCCCAACAATATACGCCGTTGTATTTAGCCACGTATTTAGAATATCAAGGGTAAATGAGATAAAAGCACCTACATCTTTTCCAGATGGTTTTCCCTTTCTAAATGGAGTAAGTGCGTTTTCTGAGTCAGTAGGTGCATGGGTATAGACAAACTGGTTAAATTCCCATGCAGTGAAGTCCATTGAAGAACGAAAACGCTGCACTGGCACATCTTTATGGGTAAAGAACATCTCATAACGATATTGCACGAACTGAATATCTGGTATCTGCTCTGCGGTATATGGTGTAACGACATTGGCCACGAATGCCTTTGTTCTTGGATTGTATATATCAATAGTCAATGGTCCAAAAACCAGCATATACGACTGATCAGAACTAACAACAAATGGGATCAGGCGCACAGCATTAGGAACTATTCCCATATGAAATGTTCCTGGTCTTTTTCTTACTCCACCCTCCACCAAAGGAATGACATTGCGTAGGGTTTTAGCCCCATTTGCATACTGCTGAATGTCCGTACGTGTATATAACGTTGGTGCAAGCTCCCCAGCACTAAAGTTATTTTTCATAATGTACTGTTTCATTAGAAGCGCACCCCTATCAATGTAGGGCTAAAATTCGCATCAAAATCCTGTGATGGTCTTTCCTGTGCATTTACTGCACGAGCCTGTTTCAATAGGTTTTGTAGTTTCTGCCAAGCACTATCCGACTCTGATTGACTGCCTGTGATTGGCTTTGCCAACTTATGCATGAGATACAAAGCCATGCATTCAGCAAAAAGAGTGTCCCAAGTCTGCTCATTATCATTATCAAAAACATAGACAAGATTGACCAGATTACTATCTGAGAGAATGTGTCGCCCCTCTATCTCAAAATCTTGCGCGCCTGCGTCATACAGCCGAACAAAATCATTAGGCAATGGAAATGCATTGGCATAACCAAAAGTTGGGTGTGTTGAAATTGGTGCTAATTGCGTACGCTTTTTTGCAAATGACCAAGGGTGCATTCGCAATAGTGCTTTACGTGTTGAATCGTAGATAGATGCACAACGGCGAGCATTCTCGGTTGAATCATCAAACGATTGGATTGTTTTAGCTCCAAGCATTCCAAGAGCTTCATTGCATATGCTTATGTTTGTAGAAGTCATAATAAAAAACCGTTCACTTTTTTTGATGGTGAACGGTTTTTTATGTTGCTTTGGTGGGTGTTACTGAATAATCATCCAGTCTTCTGCGAGCATATCTGTCTGACTTGCAAGCCAACCTACAACCATAGATCCATCAGCAGCTTTCATATCAATATGGCTGCAAATGGTTACAGGCGCTTCAAATCCACATTTCTCATAAAAACTATTAGGCTCTAAATTCTCTACAACTCGCCCTTGAGTAAGGATTAACCACATACCCTTACCATTCCATCCTGAACGAGCAACACGCTTACCAGCCTTAAGTAACTCAACTGCGTCACCAAAACTAAAAGAGCCATTAGATTTATATGATTGCTCAAAAACATCCTTTGGAGACCAAGAGATATAGCCGACATGATCTTTGTGATTCGATCGACCACCATCCATATATTCAACCAAGAAGCCCTGCTCATTTGCTAAATGCTGCTCATCATCTGGAAGCTTCCAGTCACGATAATCGTTATATTCCAGACGTGTCATAGCCAATGCCAAAACAGCTTTAGTTCCAATGTGTAAGTATTTAGGATTACCAATAATATTCATGTTCTTTTACCTTTATTGAGTTATAAAAAACCCCACACCATTCTTATGATGTGGGGTAGATAATTATTTAACGAAGTCGATAGCGACCACTTTTAACTCATTTGCACGACCAGCACCAAACGAATAAACACCACCAACCTGTGAAATATTCTTTTTATCTGGACGATCTGTAATGCCAAAGCCAGTGATAGCAGCATCACCAAAGTGACAAGCTGTACCAGAGTACGCAATTGTGCGCGCTTCAGTTGCACCACCAGCACCATTGTTTAATTTTTCGTATGGAATCCAGTTAAATCCTAACCATTTTCCACCCACACCACCCTCTTGTAGCATCTTACCAGCCATAAAGTCGGCAGATGTTAAAGTGGTATCACCCAAGATTTTAGACAACATATCTGAGGTGTAGATGATATAAAGCTGCTCGCCGTTTTGCTCATCACATTCGTTTTTACGAAAGATTGATTTAGCTTTGATGAGCTGCTGCTTTAATGTGCCGAAACCAGACAAAATGATTTGACCAGCTGGCAAAGCAACTGTACCAGTTGTTACTGTTCCATTGTCGGCAACGGTTTTACGAGTGACGTTGCCAACCAATGCTTGGTAGACAATATCGTCAATTTTGCGGTTACGAGCGTCTAACAATAGCTTAATGTATTTATCATTTGGATGTGCTTTAAGCTTTGGAATATCGCGGCTTTCAATTGGAATAAATAAATCCCAATCTGTCATTAATGCAGTACGCACACCAGCATCAGGAATTGTCCAAGTTGTATCACCAAAGCGCGCACCAGATGCTTGCATTTCAACCGTGCCAAGATCATTGATTGTGAAAGACTCACCTTGAATCTTGCCACGGTTCACAATGGTTCGTAACAAGCGTGAATCTTGCTGCGCACAAGCAACTTCATAGTTATCGTGAAATTGCTGTACAAATGCAGCGGTTATTTTGTTTTCATTTACAATAGGCATTGTTTACCCCTTATTTGTATTGCTTCTGATACCAGTTCTGAACTTTTGCATAAACCTTGCTGTGGTCAGGATGCGATTCGTTCTTGTAGGCTTCCGATAACATCAATGATTGAATATCTTCTGTTCCGCTTTGTTGGGTGTTTTTGATAGAAGTATCTTCGCCTAGTTGCTTTCCGAAATAAGAAGCCATTTTTAAAACAAGCGGATTGTTCCCAAATTCAGGACTGTTAATTTCATCTGCTGTCAAAACGCCGTTTGTAATGAGATTGTTTGCTGCTGACTGAGCATGTCCAAAGTTTGCTTGTGTTTCATTACCCCAAGCTTCCGTCATGGTTTGAACACATGCCTCATTGTCCATAGCTGCGTTTTCTTGTGCGATTTTCGGCAACAAATTGGCATATTCACCAAGTAAGAAATTGACTTGATCGTTATTGAGACCAGCATCATGCGCACGCTGCATAAACGCTTGGTTTTCTTCAAAAGACTTAAATTCGTCATAATCAAAGCCCTCAATACTTACTTGGTAGCCATCTACAGATTCAGGACGTAATGCCAATTGTTCTGGAGTTGTTGGTTCAGTCGGCTGAGGATCACCACCCAAAACACTTGGTGTTGGTGTACTTGTTGGCTCAGTTGGTTCTGGTGTAGCTACTTGCTCAGTCATTGTCTAATTCCTCTATATAATTAGGCTCATTGGCTCTAGTGATTTGATTGATAATGAATTGCGGAATACTGTTTTGCCCTGCTCTAAAGCAAGACTCACGCTCGGCATCTTGACCGCCACGCACATAACTTGATCTACAGAATTTAGCTGTCAAATCTTCTAAAATCCGCTGTCCGTTAATATCTAAATCAAAGACATTTCGGTATGTCTCTGCCGTTGCCTTACTAAGTTCTGTACGGCGTACAAAAGGTTGCTTATCTTCTCTTTCAGGCTCAGCCGCTTTTACATCTGGTGTAAAGTTAATGCGGTTTTCAGACCAGTATTTTTCTTTCCACTTTGTCAATTCTGTTTTCTGATAAATATTGAACAGAACAGATATAGTGAGAGCTAAAATCAATACATAAATCACTGCATCACCCCTGTTGTCATTTGCTGCTCTAAGCCTTTGGCTGCTGCATCACCAACCTTATCCATCATTGCTTGCTGCTGCTGCGCTTGTTGCTGTTCTTTAGCGATTTGCTCACGTCTATCTCTGAGCTGCTTAACTTCATCACCTGTGCGCATGATTGATTGTGGAACACCACGACCATTTCCAACGAGTACCGCTACAGCATCAAAATCAACATTGTCTAAAATAGTTTGATCAATAGCTGCCATCTGCCCGACACTTGCAACAAATTGTTCTGTTGCCATGACTTCTTCCATGCGCTGTGAACGTGCCAATGGTGAAACAAACTTGAATGATAGATTTCCACCCAGTAGCTCTTGTGGTGGTTGACCTAAGACACCTGAACGCAAAGCTAGACCGAAACAACGATCTAAAATTGATTTCAGATACTCAGATTGCAAACGTCCGTACATTGGACCAAGCATTTGTCTGATCAGCTCAACACGAGTGTGGATTTCTGTAGCTGTCATTTGCTGTGTGCCAATTGGCGGCAACTGATCAGCCATAAGTTTTTTGCGGATGCCGCCTTGTAAGTTATTAATCAAATACTCAGCAATGACAAAGTTGGTGCCGTCATCAAGGCGTTTCATTGAATCAATGCTATTTGCGACAATAACCTTTCGTGGACCAATTTTGACTGTATGAGGATTCAATACGCCGTCATCTTCAGCAATCCACATCCCACCGATTTGTAACTCGGCTGAATGAAGCGTTTGCTTCATAAGCTCATTGACAGTTTTTGCATCTGCAAGTGCCAATGTCATCTGACCATTGCCGTAGACGCTGTTGGGTAAACGGCGTAAACGTGGCACAGAACAAGGAAACTCGTGATAACCAGATTCTTTCATGCAATGTTTATTGCTCACATCAATATGATATGAAGCAAAAGGCATATCTTTGTTGAGCTGCCCTGCACCTTTTGACTGCCGTGGTTGAATCACATGAAGGAGTTTTAACTTTGTATCTGGATTGTTTGCTAATGTCCGTTTGACTGCTTCGTGACAGTTTTCTTCGCCGTAGGTTTTAACCATGGCTTCGGCTGACATTTCATGTTCACGATAGATTGTGTCAATGATTCCATCTGCACGGGTTGATCCGATATAGCAGTTGCCTATATGCCAAGACTCAAACACATAACCACCGCCTGCTTCACGATCAATATCAGTGTAAAGAACACCCCAACCAGCCGCTACAATATCCGTGATCGTTTCATAGCTTTCACTATCAAAATTTGCTGCATGAATATTGCGCCACATGAATTGACACACATCTTCTAACCAACGCTCACCATCAGTTAAAACAGTCAGGTCGTCTATTCCATCCGGTTGTGCTTTAAACCAAATTGCATTGCTTGGCGTAACACCATTCATAATCATTGAGACAAGGATTTGAACTGCATCTGCTGCTGTTGAATCGTAAAGTTCTGCCCGTTGTTGTTCTTGAGTCTTGTTATTTGCAGTGAAGTTTGATGAAAAAGACTGCTGACGCTCAGGCGCACCGAATTTGTAGCATTCAGCCCAGTGCGACTCATATGACGCACGAGCAGCTCTTAATTGATCAAGTCGAGTACATAATTGCTGAGCGTTTGAAGTCATTAGCCACCACCCAATTTTGAATTACGAATCAGACCTGGATACTTTTTATCAATTAACCCAGCAATCCCCCCCAATGGTTTTTGTTCATTACCAAGGCTTAACATTGAGCCAGCCGATACACCTTTCCGCATGGCTTTCTTAGCATTAGCCTCTATAGTTGCCTTGTCTGCTGCTGCCTTTGCATCTGCTTCGGGGTCTTGCTGAACTACTTTAGGTTTAGAGCCACACATTAGTCAGCCTCCTTTGTAGACCAACCTTGTTCTGTTAAAACAGCAACGCGAGGCTTGGCTTGTTGATTAACTTCACCAATACTCGCAACCGATTCAACTTGTTTCGGTTGCTCTAATGCGGCAATACGTTCAAGTGCTGCTGCCAATTGCTGCTCAACAGTTAGTTCTGTATCTAGCACTGGTGCTTGCTGCCCAACTTCAGGAACAGGTTGTGCAGCTTGAACTTGTTCTTCTGGTGCTTGTGTTGCACCTGGTGTTTGTACTCGGCGTGTCATAAAAAAAGCCCTATCGTTATAGATAAGGCTAGTGTTTGGTTTTATTAATTACGGTTTGTTGGGTGAGATTCTTTATTCGATGATCTGGGTATCGAAACACAAGCGTTATAACATCACTCATCAGAACCACCATTGAGCGTTTGCTCTAATGCATCCAATATTTCATCTGCACACTCTCCTAAAGTCTTTGACTCCCACACCTTGCCTTGCTGGTGTTTCTCCTCAGATTTCTCCCATAGTGTTTGTGCTAGTCCCTTTACCGCATCCACCCTCTTTTGCAGCTCATCCACTTTTGATTGTTGGTGTTGCCAAACTTCCCATGCATCTTGTGTAAAACCATCTTCATATCGCTGGGTATCTTCAAAGAAATATAATGGCTTGGTGATCTGATATTTATCTCGATACCACTTCTCAAATTCACTTCTCATCACTCATCTCAATTAAAGTAATAACTACAGAAAACCCAAAAAGCCAAAAACATTAAAAATGCTTGGAAATCACTCACATCCTTTCTCCGCTTGCTGGTTTGTGCTTCTACGTCTCTCTTGCCCTTTTTTGATCAAATCGGCATAGAGATAATTTGCCTTTGTTGATTCCGCCGTTACATTTCCTGCACCGTATTCAGCGTGCAGCCGCAAAATATCCTCATAAGACATTTCATTTTCTAATTGCACTTTCACATCCTCTAAAATGTTGTCAAAAATCTTGGTTTTAAATTCACGTTCTTTCATTGTTGGTGCTGATTTTTCGGTATTGAAGCTGTATTGATATGTAAGTTGTTCGCCAAATCTTGGCTCACGATCTAAGCCAGTTTGATCACGCCATAGCATGATTAACTGGTCGCCGTTTTCGTAGAATGGTCTTCGTCCTGTTGCCCAAGCTGAAACAGCAGAAGGACCAACACCGATCAAAAAAGCAATGCGCTCATGTGACCAATGCAAGTTACGCAAATCTAAAATCATGCGAACAAAATCAGGTGCTTTGTAATTGCGTTTCTTAGCTAAAAACTTTTTCCCACGTTCACGAGCAGAAACAAAACGCGCGCGCGCACGAGGAGAGATCGAACAAGCATTACCATCAACCGCCACTTCAAAACCTAAATTGCTCATAATCAGCTCTCTTATAGTTCTAAGACTTTGATTTTTATTAATCCACCTCTAACGACATTTCCGCGCTTTACTACAAGTACATCGAACTGCTCGTCATCAACGCATAAGCCGCATTTAACAAGACTGTCGATCGTTGCTTTCAAGTAATTATCAATGTCTCTTGTCTGGTGGTTCGGAAAGTGAAAAGTGACATCAAGTTTCAATCGTGCTTCAGTTTGTTTAGCTGGTACTAAAACCCGAACTAAAGCGTGAAACATTTTTGCTTGGTCGCTCAAATAGCGTTTTTTGCCGCTTGCTACCCAATAGTGATTTACAGACGGCGGACAAGTTGCAATTTCACAATTTAAAATTAGTTTTTCAGTAGCATTCGTATTTGGCTCTGAATTGAGTTTTAAGCCCTCTTTTTTAGCTTTACGTACCTTTGCATCATTTTCCGTTTTTAATCGCTCCTTGCTTAAATTTGCCCTGTCTCTGTGCGCTTTTAAGTGGCTTTCTAGCTGATCTTCACTCCATCTCATACTTTTAAGCTCCCAATTCATGCAATTTGTTCAAAAAGCTGTGATTTACTTTTCCAACGTAAGTTGCCCATTTTTTAAAGTTTTGGTCATAGTGAAACCAAGTGCCGTTATGGTTTTTCCAATACGTGCCATCGTTTTCAATGTGAGTGCTGCCCTCTGGTCTCATGAAATCTCTCCCACAAATCCAACATCACGTAGGTATGAAGCCCAGTTTTTTAGGTTTTCAGGATCACGAAGTTTTGTAGCGATACGAGACTCAAAGTTTTTCTGTGATTCCCCTGTATTTGCGTAACAAGCGAAATCAGGCAATGCACAAAGTTTTTTGCTAAACATATCGACTTGAGAATCAGTGAGATTTTTAGATGCTTTGGTGCGTCTTGAAGTGGTTTTAGGTTTTTGTACAGATAAATTTTGAATTCGATAAATCCAATAATTCATCCAACCTTGTGCTGTGGTGTTATTTCGTGATGTTGACCATTGAGCAAAGTTTTTTAATTCAGAAAAAATTAATTCCTCGCTAAGTTCAGGTTTAAGTTTTTTCGCTTGTTCTGAAAAATCAGTTTTGATCACATACACGTTTGCAAGTTCTCGAAGTGAGTAACGTGTGTTGTCTTTTCCCTGATATTCGAATGAGCTGCTAAACATCTCCAAAACAGAGTTATCCACAGCAAAATCGCTTTTTTTAATTTCTTTAATATTTTCTTTAAGTGTTTCTTTTGTAGTGTCCCGTTTGACGGTACTAGTCCCGTCCCGTTTGACGGGACTAGTCCCGTCCCGTTTAGTGGTACTAGTCCCGTTTGACGGGACTAGTCCCGTTTGGTGGTACTGGTTTGGGGTGAAAAAATAAACATTCCATCGCCCTTTTCTACGATCAACTTTAATAATTTTACAGTCCTCAAGCTCCTTGATTACAGCTATGACAGTGTCACGCTTTTTAATTCCACAAGTGTTTTGAAATTGAGTGATAGAGATATTGTCAGAATCTCTGTCAAAGCCAACCGTTTGACGAATAATAAACATTAAGCATTTAAAAGCCTTGTCGCTTAATTGAGCCATAACTAAATCGTCAATAAGCATGTTGGGCAAACGTGTATACCCTCTCTCTATTTTCGACATAGTCGCATGCTCTTTTTTTGGAAATTTAACCAGCTCGCCTTGTTGTATGGCTGGTGGTATGTGTGCTAAATTTGGCATCTGTTACACACCTCGTTTACTGATTTAAGTGAACGGCAAGAAAGTCCATCTGTTCGAGCAAATGGACTTTTTTTGTGCCTATGATTTTTGGGGTGACATCAATAATCGGTTGGGGTGATGCCAACTCAAATGAATCCGCTGTATCTGTGGTAAGACATACAAACGATGAGAGAGAATTTATGTACTCTCTTACTGCTGTGATTTTTTGATTCATGCAAATTCGACTCAACTTTGATATGTCGGTCTTTTCGGCTCTCGCAATCTCTTCAAACGCTCGCTTTTCTTCATACGTGCATTTAAAAGTGATGCTCTCTGTTAATTTTTCTGACATGAGAGCACCTAAGCGTCTTGGTGAATTTTTTGCTGATGAAGCTTTTTTAAACCTTCAGCAATTTCATGCGAAATTCGTTTGCCTTTTTTTCCTGTTTTTAGATCGCTTATATAGTTTTGAGAACAAGGAACACTTTCAGCAATTTCCTGCTGTGTCATGTTCGCCTTCTTCTTGTCTTGAAGGTCGTTAATCAACTGACTCCAATTGGTCATTGCAATCTCACTGAGAAAATTATCATAGAGATAATTTATCGTGATTGCGATATTTAAGCAACCGCCATTGCGATATTTAATCGCTATCTCTATTGACATAAAATATCGTTAATGCGATATTTGTTCTCGTAAACAATAAAAAAGCACACCGACTCTCTTAACTTCCGATGTGCTTCAAACTACGAGGCTATTATGAAACAGAAACACACCCAGAGTCAAACGACTCGCCCTTGCTGCACACAACCTCAAGCAAAGGATATGCAGATTCCTTTCAAAGAACATCTTTGGGCCAACCTGATTGATTCAACAAAACTTCTTGTTCTAATCATCACTGGATACGCCCTATTCATTTTATTCGGCTATGCATTTCAGCAATTAGCTTTAATGTTGTGGGGTAACTAATCATGGCTAAATCTAAGAAAAAAGCAGTTGAACAAACTACTGTAGCTGCACCTGTAGAAACAATTACAACATATAAGGGTTTTGACAAAGACCTTAAATGCCGTGGCTTCCAATACGAAATTGGTAAAACCTATACACATGAAGGTGAAGTTAAAGCATGTGGTTCAGGTTTCCATGCTTGTGAACACCCTTTAGATGTATTGGGTTACTACCCCCCAAGTCAAAGCCGCTATGCAGTTGTTGAACAATCAGGCGATTTAAGCCGCGAAAATGGTGGTGATACTAAGGTTGCTAGTCGTTCAATTTCTTTGAAATTTGAAATAAGTATTGCCGATCTGGTTAAGTTCGCTATCGATTACACATTTAGTAAATGCACACCTGTTGATCCGGAATCTCCAGCTTCGGCAACTGGTGAACAAGGTGCAGCTTCGGCAACTGGTAACAAAGGTGCAGCTTCGGCAACTGGTAACTACGGTGCAGCTTCGGCAACTGGTAACTACGGTGCAGCTTCGGCAACTGGTAACAAAGGTGCAGCTTCGGCAACTGGTAACAAAGGTGCAGCTTCGGCAACTGGTGAACAAGGTGCAGCTTCGGCAACTGGTGAACACTCAGTTGCATGTGGTCTAGGCTGGCAAAACAAAGCTAAAGCATGTGAAACAGGTGCAATTGTTCTCACATATCGAAATTATGAAGATGAAATTATTCACATCCGCGCTTCAAAGGTTGGCGAAAACGGTATCAAAGCAGATACATGGTATCAGCTTAATGAAGATGGTGATTTTGTAGAAGTTGAGGGCGAATAAGATGAATAGCTTAGTCACTATCGCCCAAGAAAATCGCCTAATTTCTGACATGAGCAATGATGAATATCACGCTCGTCCAGAGTACAGTTCAAGTCAGTTAAAAGACTTGTTGCGTAGTGCAGCACACTTTTACTCTTTTAATATTGCTAAAGAGCATGAGAAAGAATCAAAAAAACACTTTGATTTTGGAACATTGGCTCACTGTTTGTTTTTAGAACCGCATCTGTTTGAAAGTGAGTTCGTGATTGGTCCTAAATTTGACCGCCGCACCAAAGCTGGGAAAGAAGAAGCTGCGGCATGGGAATCTGCTAACACTGGGAAAATCATTATTGATCAAGATCAGCTTGACGGCGCAATGCGAATTGCTGAAAACCTCAAGTCGCTAAGCATGTATACAGTGATGCAGAACAACTATGGCATGCCTGAGGCAAGTATTTTCTTTACTGATCCAGTGTATGACTTACAACTCCGTATCCGTCCAGATTGGCACATTGCACCATGCAAGTCATTTCCAAATGGTTTGATCTTAGATGTGAAAACGGCGAATGATGCACGTCATTTAGCTTTCTCAAAAGCAAGTGGCAACTTTGCTTACGATCTTTCGGCTGCAATGTACCGTGAAGGCTTTCAACAGTATTACCAAACAGAAAATAAGCCCGATTTTATCTATCTCGTTGCTGAAAATGATGCCCCTTATGTTGCTAAGCAATACAAAGCCTCAAATCTATTTTTGAGCGTTGGCGATACACGCTACAACAAAGCAAAAGAATTGCTTGCAGAGTCGCTTCTCATCAATGAATGGGATGGCTACTCACTTGAAATGGAAGATTTATTCTTGCCTTCGTATCTCACAAAACAAGCTTTAGAAAACGATTTTCATTAATTATTTATTTAAATTTAGGAATTTATTATGAACGCTCCATTACAAAACAACCGCCCTGTTAATGCTATTACATCATTCAATGCTTTTATGCAAAAGCATAAAGGACAATTAGAACTTGCCTTGCCAAAACATCTAAATGCTGATCGCATGGTACGATTGTCATTAACAGCATTTAGTCAAAACCCTGCTTTGCAAAAGTGTGACCCAAAAACAATCTTTGGAAGCATTATTATTGCTTCACAGCTTGGTTTGGAAATTGGCGTAAATGGTCAAGGTTACTTAGTTCCTTATAAAGATAAATGTACATTTGTTCCAGGTTGGAAAGGTCTTGTAGATTTAGCAAATCGTGGTGGGCGTTGTACAGTTTGGACTGGTGCAGTTTATGAAGGTGACGAGTTTGATTACATGCTTGGTGACACACCCTACTGTAAACACAAGCCTTGTGGTGAATTTGATGAATTAAAACTGACCCATGTATATGCAATTGGTCGTGTAAAAGACTCAGAAATGCCAGTCATTGAAGTATGGCCAATCAAAAAAGTGCATGCTCATTTCAAAAAAACTGTAGTGCCAGCATTACAACCAAACCATTACAGCAAAAAACACTTAGAAGCATATGCGAAAAAAGTAGCTTTGCTCCAAGTTTTAAAATACATGCCTCAATCAATTGAAATGGCTAATGCGGTAGATGTCTCTTATGCTTCAGAGTCGGGCAAAGGTGTAACGATTGATGGCGATTTTGTGACTGTTGAAAATAACCAACAGCAAGAAGATCAAAATATCCAAAATTCAACGGCAAATGATGTGAACCATGAGCAAAACCAGTTGAATGAAGTACAGGTTACAGCTCAATCTCAACAAGAAGAAAGCCAAGAAGATTACGCCCCGACTTTTTCCCAGATTAAACGTGGCATTTTGTCTGCAAAATCCCCTGCTCACCTTGATGTTATGGAAGAACAGGCAATGGATCATACTGACAAGGAGGAGCGTAAACAATTAATGGTTTTGGTTAAAGCTCAGAGTCAGAAGTTTCAGCCAATTTCGGAGGTAACTGCACCAAAAAAGCCTGAACCAGTTCAGCAAGAGGATGATCAAGTTGCAGAAAACCAAAATCATCAGAGTGAAGCACAGAAATTAGTACAACACAAACAACCTAAAGATGCAGAGAAACTCTCATCGATTTGGATTCGTAAAGATTATTTAGTGCGAATGAACAATACTAAGAGTCTTGATGATCTAACAAAGATTCATGATGAGTTCTTAAAAAATGATGGTTTGACTGGACAACACTTGGCTTATCTCAAAGACACGTACACTCAGTTAAAAGAAAAATTCACCAGTGCTAAAGAAACCCCTGTTGCTACTACAGCCGCAGAACCTGACAAAATCAAAAGTACTTCTATCAAGTCTGGTCTTGAAAGAATGATTGCTGAAACTCAAGACGTGGTTGCACTTGAAGCAGAAGTTGCACGAGCAATAAAAGGCAGTGAAGAAAAGCTGACCAAAGCTGACCACCAAGCCGTACTCATGGCATATGCACAACGCAAAGAAATCCTATCTCAACAAGATATTTTTTCAAATGAAGCAAGTCCAGCAAAGTCGATTGATTCAGTGATCCAAAAAATCAAAGCTGCCGTTTCTCAAGACGAGATCAATGCCATTTTTGCAGATCCAGCACTATCAGAATTCTCAGAAGAAGATATGGCGATTCTCAATCAAGCGGCTGACATGCGCGAATCAGAACTCCAATCATAAAAGTAACGCCCCTGCTTATGTGGGGGCAACCATAAATTTTAGGAAATTCGCATATGAACAGCCCGACAATAGTTTCACTTGGTCAAATCAGAGATGAACTGGATTTAAATAGTGGTAATGCACATGCAAACGTAATGGCATTACTAGAAAAGCCATTGATGGAACAAGCGTTAATCAAGACTTACGGAAATATCACCAAAGCTGCGGAAATTCTTGGCATGAGCCGCTGCACATTTCGCAAACGTTTAGAAATCCACGGATTGCTTAGAAAGAAGGTGGCGACATGAAAGAAAGCATTTATGGTCTGTCCTTCCTTGTAATTCTTGGAATGCTAGTGGTGATGACATGGTAAAGAATATTCCAAAAAAACTAACATTCCCATTCTCTTACTGGATGGCTGAGAACGGTTTTTACATTTCGCAAAAAAAAGAATACATGGTGATGAAACGTGGTGCTGAAGTAGCAAAAATTTCATTAACAGAAACAGATCAAGGCTTTGCAATGAATGAGATTTGTCAAAAGCGATTCTTATCATTCTGCCGTGCTTATTTAAACCGAGACAAAAATTACATTGATCAGTTGCGTATGCGTGGCATGGCATGGCAAAAATAAATCAAAACAGTTATCAGATGGTGGCGTGATGTTTAAGAAAATAAAACTTACAACAGAGCAAGCACAGAGACCTAATGCACCTAATGAGGTTTATAAAAGTTCAGAGTTTTTGGTCCAGATATTTAATCTTAATAATGAGCCAACACGATTGACTGTAAACAAAGTTAAGCGGAAAGGTAACGATTGGGCTGATGGGATTACTTGGGATCAGCTTATGCATATTAAAAGACTTCTGGGTTATGCAGATAAGTGTGCAGTAGAGATTTATCCTCCAGATAGAGACATTGTGAATGTGGCTAATATGCGCCATTTATGGATCGTAGATATGCCTGATTTTGCTTGGAAAAAGGAAAAGGTGGCGTGATGGATATTGAGAACGAAATCCAATCTTGGATTGCTGTGCGGTCATTTGCTGTTGAAGATGCAAATCCGCAAGCTCCAATTATTGATGCTAATGAACTTGCAGAATTTGTAACTGAGGTTTTTAAAAAACTCGAAGGCTGCGTGGTGGTGCCTGTGCAATGTCCTGATCCTGATTTTGCAGATTCTCTTTTTGACGAGTTAAGCAAAAAGGCTATTGGAGAATTTGGCGATGATTTGCTGATTCATTTTTCTGATATTGATGAGGAAAAAATCTGGGCATTGATGGTAGAGGCAGCCAAAGCCCAAGCGGTGCCGGAAGGGTTTGTTTTGGTGCCAGTTGACACTTTAGAGGAATGCCTTAATTGGGCGCATATTGCAAAATGGGACTCGCCAAGCAATGAAGTAGATAAAAAAATAGCGCACC